GCTGAGGGCACGGACGAAATGATTATCCAAACCAATATTCCATTCTATTCCCTCTGCGAGCATCACCTAGCCCCATTCTTCGGACACGCCCACGTTGCATACATTCCCAACGGTAAAATAGTCGGCTTATCTAAACTAGCCCGCTGCGTGGACTTATACGCAAGAGCATTCCAAAACCAGGAAAGAATAACAACTCAGGTTGCAGAAAGGCTAATGGAGGAACTAGACGCCAAAGGGGTTGCGGTGGTCATCACAGCCCAACACTTATGCATGGCTATGCGAGGGGTAAAGAAGCACGACACCCACACAACAACTTCTAAAATGATGGGGGCTTTTAAAGACAACCTTAACGCAAGGCAGGAATTCCTAAATTTAATTAAAACAAAATGAGGGACACAATTATCATCTACTCGGGAGGAATGGACTCAACAACTCTTCTCCACGAGAACGCAGACAGAATTGGACTAGCAATCAACTACAACTACGGGGGAAAGCACAACAAGAGGGAAGTCCAATTCGCTAAGGCAAATTGCAAACAGCTAGGCATTCCCCTTCAGGTTATCAACCTAATCCAAATCTTTAAAAATTTAAAGTCCAATCTGCTCATCGGCGGGGAAGACATACCCAAAGGACACTACGAAGACGAAAGCATGAAGAAGAACGTTGTCCCATTTAGAAACGGTATCATGCTAGCAATCGCGGCCGGCATCGCAGAGTCCCACAACTTTACCCGCATACTTATCGCCAACCATTTTGGGGACCACGCTATTTTTCCAGACTGCAGACAAAATTTCGCCGACGCAATAGGTGAAGCCATTACAGAAGGAACGTGGGAAAGAATCGAATTGGACGCACCCTATACCACAATCACTAAAAGGGAAATTGCTTTAAGAGGAAAAGCAATCCCCACCCTAAATTATAAAACCACCTGGTCCTGCTATGTGGGAGGTAAACTACACTGTGGGGAATGCGGAACCTGTATAGAGAGAAGAGAAGCACTCGCTGGATTCGACCCCACCCACTATTTAAATTAACCCTATGGAAGTAGAAAAGAGACAAGCACAACATAAGGCAAGAATGCTAGAAGCCTTAGAACAAACCCTAGGAGTAGTTACGGCTGCATGTCAACAGGCCGGCATCTCTAGATCCCAATACTATAAATACTTAAAGGACGATGCAGAGTTTAGGGAGGCGGCAGAGGCAATTCAAAATATAACTCTAGACTTCGTCGAGTCCCAACTCTTCAGACAAATTAGAGAGGGCAACACACACGCAACCATCTTCTACTTAAAGACAAAGGGCAAAGACAGAGGGTATGTCGAATCCCCACTCATCGACATTAACACCTTTAATCCCATTCAAATTCTACTTCCCAATGGGGTTAACCCTTTTCCAACCCTAGATATTACAGACATTCAAGATGGAGAAGAAGGCTAAAACATTCCAATTCCTAGATTGGTTCGCACCCGTCTTCACAGAGGATAAAACCTACTGGATAATCTCCGGGGGAAGAGCATCAGGTAAATCCACCCAAGCGGCGGCCTACTTCTTAATGAAGCTACTAGCACCAGAATACTTCAGAGGCGTTGTCACCAGATACACACAAAAGTCCATCTCCTCGTCTATCTACAGGGATATCCTCGACCTAATCCAGGACTGGGGCGTGGCGCCCTATATTACAGTAAAGGGAGAAGAGATCAGAGCAGTGGGAACAAAGAACATGATTACAACCCACGCTATGAGACTACAGGAAGGAACAGTAACTTCCAAAGGTAAAGGTTTAGCCCGTGTAACTCACCTACTAATAGATGAAGCAACAGAATTACCAGAAGAGGAAGAGTATGTTAAACTAATCGACTCGTTCAGACAAAAGGGCTCGGAACGTAAGATATTCCTGCTATTCAACCCCGTGGGCAAGAACCACTGGATCTACAAACGCTTTTTCCTACCGGACGGCCGCCCAGATCCAAGATGGACAAACAACCACGGCTATATCCATACAACGTATAAGGACAACATACAAAACCTCGACCCCAATAAGATAAAAGAATGGGAAGATTTAAAATTCCAAGATCCAGACTACTACACATACCATATAGAAGGGGAATGGAAAGATGTGGGAGCAGGACAGGTATTTAAGGACTGGAACTTCGGAGAATTTAACCCAGACCAAGAGGCAGAACAAATTTACGGACTAGATTGGGGTTTCTCATCCGACCCAACAGCATGCATAAGGGTTTACAAGAGAGGTAAGACCCTATGGCTAGAAGAAGTGCTATACCAAAGGGGAATGACCAACGAGGATATCTCCAACTTCCTACAGCAGAACGGGGTTAACACAATAGCATCTATTTATGCGGACTCAGCAGAGCCCAAGTCTATAGAGGACTTACGGAGAAGAGGGTATAGGAATATACACCCAGCAGTAAAGGGACCAGATTCAATAAGGGCTGGGATTGACAGGCTAAAGACCTACACTATCCACGTTAACCCTACGTCCAAGAACCTTATAGAGGAATACTACAACTATTCATACAGGGAAGGAACAGATAAGCCAGCAGATGAATTTAATCACCTCATGGACGCCCTGCGCTATGCTGTTCGAGCCTTCAAAGAGGGACAAAGGTATGCAGTAATAGGGCGAGGTAATAGGGTATCCACTATAGACACAGACTTCTTAGACTTCTAAGTCCACCCCACCCTATAAGGCTTCTCAAGCCCTAAAAGGTATACAAAAAGGACAGAGAGGGCGGGCGCTCGCCCCCGCGAAGGTTTCCCGGCCATCTGGGCCATCTGGGGAAATCCCCCCGGACCATCCCGGTAGTCTAAGTCTGCTCAGCCCAAAAGCTTTCCTGGTTCCCCCTGGTACGGAACATAGGGGTGGAAAATAATTTAAAAATATTACGATATTCTTACGGAACGGGTGGGACCTTTTCGCCCTCTTACTCTATAATATATACAATAAAATAATAACAAAAAATGACAGACCAATCTATCCCACACTTAGAGGCAGAGGTAAAATCTCTCACCCAACAACTCAAGGCTGTAAAGTCCCCCTCTATGGTTATCCATCTAATCACTGAGTTAGAGAACAAGCGCAGAGAATTAAGGGCTTACCAACAACCCAGCCCACTAATCAAAGAAGTTAAAATCATCCACCACAAAAGAAATCTATTTTAAAAAAAGTTATGAAAAAGAACAAATTAAATTTACCAAAAGGGGTTATCCACAACCCCGACATGACCCTCCCAGATGCTATTGTCTTCCTGGCAGAACGCATGGGCAGCCTAGAAAAGGCTATGATGGACTTTGACGCACAGGCCGTCCTCCGCAACGAGGAGACCAAGAGGCTATCCCACAGTATCACTTACATGGGCAACGAACTCTCTAACATGAACGAGAATCTCTACAGCATGAATCAGGAGATGAACTTCACAGATGTCCTAGCCGCCCTTACAATCACCCTTAGAAGGCAGACCCATATGTGGGCTGAAATCCACGGGATTGAAGAGTATGGCCCAGGGGAAGAGGAGGATGAAGATTAATGGAACACTGGAGAAAGATACCAACCTTCCCAATGTATGCGGCTTCCACCTGGGGCCGCATCAGGAGGGATGAACCCGGCTCAGGAACCCACGTCGGCTACATGGTGGGCATTTACACCCACAAAGATACTGGATACCAAATCTGTCGCATAGTTTGCTCTGAGAGAAAGCGGGGGATAACCTCCCTAGTCCATAGGCTAATCGCCCTTACCTTCTTACCAAATCCAGATGGCCTCCCTGAGGTGGACCACATGGATAAGGACAGAACCAACAACAACGTTATAAATCTAAGGTGGATATCCACAGCAGCCAACCACAGGAGATCCTCTTCCAAGCCCATCTACTTAGAGGATATTGTCAAGGGCGAGATAACCTTCCACCAGACAATCTCTGATGCGGCAAATCACACTGGGTATTGTCCCCAGAATATAGGTAAGGCTTTGAAGCGCGGGGGCTCTTTTGGTAAAGGCCGTTGGTGGCCCACCCAAGCCGACTCCGACCCTAGAAGGTTAATCTAAAATACTTCCGGCAACCTTCGCCTTTTCCATACTTTATTAAAAGAGACCCTATGACTACGACCCCCATCACCATCCGAAATTATAAGCAGGTTACAGAAATCTTCCGGGAGATATCACTCTCCCAGGAGGCTGTAAAGCAATTCCAGCTAGGGGAACTCTCTGACCTTGATGTCGAGAACGCAGAGCACACCTTCGTCCGCTTCCCCCTGGTTTACATGGTACCCCAGCCGTCCGTGATG